GTTTTAAGTGGTAAGTTTTTTATACACCTAATAAAAAAAGAAGCTGACTCTATTGTCATTTACATCCAGAGTGGTGATGAGATTTTACTATGGAAAGAGTTTACATCTAATATGCCAGTGTCTATTGAGTACAATATAAATTTCTAATACAGTACAGTACAATTAAATTAAATTAAGTATGAAGTCACCATTTGCGTTTATAGCTAAACCTTTGGAGGGTAAAAGGTATAACAACACTAAAAAAATAGGGGGAATTGATTTCATTATCAATACCTCTCAAGAAGACCATAAGTACTCAAATAGAGAGGCTGAGGTTATAGAACTTCCATTAAAATATAATGGTCCGATACAAGTTGGAGACATACTTCTAGTGCATCATAATGTATTCAAGTATTACAACGATATCAAAGGAACTCAGCAGAGTGGTAAGAGCTGGTTTAAAGATGACTTATTTTTCATAGAGGACGAGCAGTTTTATATGTATAAGAATAAAGACGGATGGAACGCATACGGTAGATACTGTTTTGTAAAGCCAGTAGACGTTGAGGAGTCATACATCTATAAGCCAATTACAAACGAACCTTTAGTTGGGGAGATGGTATATCCAAATGAGTATCTATCAGGTCAGGATGTAAATAAAGGAGACTTAATATCTTTTACACCTGAGAGTGAGTATGAGTTTAATGTAGATGACGAGATTCTTTATAGAATTTATGATCATCAAATAACATTAGCGTTATGAATTCAAAAGAACTAAAATTAAGAATAATAGAGGCAGGGTATAAAGCAGTTGAGCAACTGATTAAAGTTTCCAAGGAGGCAATAATTAAGCAAGACCCTGAAGATGATTTGTCGGCAGATAAATTAAAGAATGCTGCAGCCACTAAAAAATTAGCGATATTTGATGCGTTTGAGATTCTAAGTAGGATAGACGCAGAGAAGGAAGCAATAGAGTCCTTAGAGAAAGGTCCTAGTAGAACTGATACAAAACAAGGCTTTGCAGAAAGAAAATCAAAATAACTTATACATCTTACTTGAGGACGTAGTCCCTAAGAGTGTAATGACTAATAAGAACAAGGCTAAGTCTTGGGTGTATGGTCACGACCAGAAGTATGACTTTGTTGTGATATCTAAGGATGGAACGCTTGGTGATATTATTTCTATTCAGGGTTTAAGGATAGGTTTACCTGCCACCCCTAAGAAATGTTTTGAAAGGGACACAAAAAAGGATCAGCAATACTGGGAGAGACAAGCACTTCCTAAGATACTATCAAAGATTCAAACTATATTTCATTGGAACGATAAGCCAACTGAGTTTAAAAATCAGTGGGTAGACTATATTGAAGCAGAGTTTGATAGGAGAGAGTACGGTATGTGGTTTAAATCAAATGGAAAACCTACGTATGTAACTGGAGCTCAGTATATGTACTTACAGTGGACCTCAATTGATGTTGGTTACCCTGACTTCAGGGAGGCGAATAGGTTACTATTTTTATTTTGGGAAGCTTGTAAGGCTGACAAGAGAAGTTTTGGAATGGATTACTTAAAGATAAGACGTTCAGGATTCTCATTTATGTCATCATCTGAATGTGTTAATACAGGAACTCTTGCAAAAGATGCACGAGTTGGAATACTGTCTAAGACAGGGTCAGATGCAAAGAAGATGTTTACAGATAAGGTTGTTCCTATTGCAAATAGGCTACCATTTTTCTTTAGACCTATTCAAGATGGTATGGATAAACCAAAGACGGAGTTAGCGTTTAGGATTCCTGCGTCTAAGATTACTAAAAAAAATATGTTTGATTCTACTAACGATGAGTTATATGGATTGGATACCACAATAGATTGGAAGAATACTGACGACAATAGTTATGATGGTGAGAAGTTATTACTATTAGTTCACGATGAGTCAGGAAAATGGATTAAGCCTAATAATATTCTAAATAACTGGCGAGTTACAAAGACTTGTTTAAGATTGGGTAGTAAGATTATAGGAAAGTGTATGATGGGATCAACATCAAATGCACTATCAAAGGGTGGAGATAACTTCAAGAAGCTTTACGAGGACTCTGATGTTTTTACAAGAAATAAGAATGGTCAGACTAAGAGTGGTTTATATAGTTTATTTATTCCAATGGAATGGAATATGGAGGGATTTATCGACAGGTTCGGTATGCCTGTATTCCACACACCAAGTAAACCTGTGTTAGGTATTGATGGAGAGCCTATTATAAAAGGAGCTATTAACTACTGGCAGGATGAGGTTGACTCATTAAAGAATGATGCAGATGCATTAAACGAATACTACCGTCAATTCCCTAGAACAGAGTCACACGCATTTAGAGATGAGAGTAAGCAGTCTATATTTAACTTAACAAAGATATACCAACAGATTGATTACAACGACTCGTTAATAACTGACCATCATTTAACTAGAGGTAACTTAAGTTGGAAGAATGGAATAAAAGATACTGAGGTAATGTTTAACCCTGATACGAGAGGCAGATTTTATGTATCTTGGACACCAGAAAAGGGATTACAAAATAGAATAGAAACTAAGAACGGAATAAAACACCCAGGTAATAAACATCTTGGAGCGTTTGGATGTGATAGTTATGATATATCAGGAGTTGTTGGTGGAGGTGGATCTAATGGTGCACTTCACGGTAAGACAATGTTCCATATGGATAACGCACCAATTAACCAATTTTTCTTAGAGTATATTGCTAGACCACAAACTGCTGAGATATTCTTTGAGGATGTTTTAAAGGCTTGTGTGTTTTATGGTATGCCTATACTAATTGAGAACAATAAGCCAAGGTTGTTGTATCACTTTAAGAATAGAGGCTATAGGGGCTTCTGTATGAACCGTCCAGATAAACATTATACTAAGTTATCAAAAACTGAAAAGGAGCTCGGAGGGATGCCCAATTCAAGCGAGGATGTGAAGCAAGCACACGCATCTGCAATTGAGTCTTACATTGAAGAGCATATAGGAATTAAGAACGAAGATGAGATGGGAGATTGTATATTTGCTAGAACACTAGAGGACTGGGCAAAGTTTGATATAAACAACAGGACGAAGTTTGATGCGAGTATATCTTCTGGATTAGCCATAATGGCAACACAAAGATACTTATACACACCACAGAAAAAAGTTTCCAAAATAAAGGTTAACTTTGCAATGTATAACAATAAAGGTACAAATAGCGAAATTATTAGATGAAGAAAGTAGACATAAATATATCATCTGCAGGTTTTCCTAGTCAATTTGTTTCAGATAGCAAGAAAGCTTCTGATGAGTTTGGTTTACAGATCGGGCAAGCAATTCAATACGAATGGTTCAAAAAAGACGGAAACAGTTGTAGATACTACGACCAATGGAAGGACTTCCACAGGTTGAGATTGTACGCAAGAGGTGAGCAATCTATAGGTAAATACAAGAACGAATTAGCGGTAGATGGTGACCTGTCTTACTTAAACCTAGACTGGACTCCAGTCCCTATACTTCCTAAATTTGTAGACATCGTTGTTAACGGTATGCAAAGTAGAGAGTTTGTTCCAAAGGCTTTTGCTCAGGATGCTATGTCTCAGTCAAAGAGAAGTAAGTATCAGCAAATGATAGAAGGACAGATGGTAGCTAAACCATTATTACAAACCATACAAAAGAAAACAGGAGTAGACCCTTTTACTGTTAATCCAGATGATTTACCAGCAACAGACGATGAGCTTAAGTTGTATATGCAACTTAACTACAAACCTGCTATTGAGATTGCGGAGGAGGAAGCTATTAGCACATTATTTGAAGTTAATAAATACAACGACACAAGAAAGAGATTAGATTACGATATGACTGTTTTAGGAATTGCCTGTGCAAAGCACGAGTTCTTATTAGGTGATGGAGTTAATATTAAATATGTTGACCCTGCAAATATCGTATACAGTTATACAGAAGATCCATACTTTACAGATTGCTTTTATTGGGGTGAGATTAAAACAGTTCCTATTGTAGAGCTAGTTAAGATTGACCCTACATTAAATAATGAAGACCTAGAGGAGATATCACAATCTTCTCAGAGTTGGTATGATTACTATAATGTTGCTCAGTTCCAACAGAATGATGCGTTCAATAAGGACACAGCTACATTAATGTACTTTAACTATAAGACAACTAAGAAGGTTGTTTATAAGAGAAAGGTTAAAGACAACGGTAATGTTAGTATGATTGAGAAGGATGATTCTTTCGATCCGCCTGTAGAGATGCAAGAGGAAGGTAACTTTACAAAAGAGTCTAAGACTATTGATGTATGGTATGAGGGTGTTATGGTTATGGGTACTAATATTTTACTACAGTGGAAGCTGATGGAGAATATGGTTAGACCACAGTCAGCTACACAACACGCAATACCAAATTATGTATGTGCTGCACCTAGAATGTATAAAGGAAATATTGAATCTTTAGTTAGAAGAATGATACCATTCGCTGATTTGATTCAAATAACTCACTTAAAGTTACAGCAAGTAATTTCTAGAGTAGTTCCTGACGGTGTATTTATTGATGCAGATGGTTTAAACGAGGTTGACTTGGGAACAGGTAACGCTTATAACCCAGAAGACGCATTAAGATTATACTTCCAAACAGGTAGTGTTATCGGTAGGAGTTATACTCAAGATGGAGACTATAACCAAGGGAAAGTTCCAATTAAAGAATTACAGTCATCATCAGGGGCTTCTAAGACTCAGATGTTACATACAAATTATAACCATTATCTTAATCAGATTAGAATTGTTACAGGACTAAACGAAGCAAGAGACGGTAGTATGCCTGATCCAAATTCATTAGTTGGTTTACAAAAGATGGCAGCACTTAACTCAAACGTGGCAACAAGACACATACTTGATGCAAGTTTATACATCTATAAAAGTTTAGCTGAGGCTATTACTTATAGGGTGGCTGATATTTTACAGTACGCTGACTTTAAGGAAGAATTTATAAATCAGATTGGAAAGTACAACGTGTCTATACTAGGAGATATTAACGACCTATACATATATGACTTTGGTATCTTTATTGAATTGTCACCAGATGAGGAGCAGAGAGCACAGCTTGAGCAAAACATTCAGATGGCTTTATCTAAAGGAGATATTAATCTTGAAGATGCAATAGACGTTAGAGAACTTAAAAATATCAAGTTAGCAAACCAACTTCTTAAAATGAAGAGAATAGCTAAGCAGGATAGACAAGAGAAGATGGCTATGCAACAGCAAGCTATGGCGGCTCAGCAACAACTGAAAGCACAAGAGATGACAATGCAGGCTGACCAAATGAGGTTACAAGCTGAAACTCAAGCTAAGATGCAGTTCAGACAAGCTGATGTTGCTTTTGAAATTGAGAAATTAAAACAAGAAGCTCAGCTTAAGTCACAACTTATGCACGAGGAGTTCAACTTGAATATGCAACTAAGACAGGTAGATTCTCAGCAGTTACAAGGTAGAGAAGACCAAAGGGAAAATGCGAAAGCAGGAAGAATTAGTCAACAGAATACAGAGCAGTCACAACTAATAAACCAAAGAAAAAACAATTTGCCACCAAAGAATTTTGAATCTAACGAGGATAGCTTAGATGGCTTTGACTTAGCGGAGTTTAATCCTAGGTAGTGTTTAAAACTTTATTATTTTTTGTTTAACTTTGTATATAATTAAATCTAATAGAATATGGAAATTAAAGTAAAAGAGTACGATGGTGAAGATGGTAATAAATCCACTCAACAAATTGAGCAGGAATTATTAGACAAGCACGATGAGAAGATTGCAGGAGAATTTAACGATGATGCTGTAATTAAAGATTTTGAGACAGTTAATGTTACCGAAGAAGATCCAAAAGAGGAGCTTAGTATAAAAAAAGAGGTAATTGAAAATATAACAGAAAACATTCCAGCTGAATTAAGCGAGGAAGATGTTCTTAAATTTATTGGAGATAGATATGGGAAAACGATAAACTCATTAGATGAGTTAAATCAAACTAGAGAAGAGACTGAACCCCTTCCCGAAGATGTGTCCCAATATCTTAAATATAAAAAAGAAACAGGTCGTGGAATTAATGACTTCTATGAATTACAGAAGGACTTTGATGAGATGTCACCTGATAAATTGCTAAGAGATTATCTTACTGCAACCGAAAAAGGGTTGGACTCTGATGATATCAATGACTTAATGGAAGACTATGACTTCGATGAGGACTTAGATGACGACAGAGAGATTAAGAAGATTAAATTAGCAAAGAAAAAAACTATTGCGAAAGCCAAAG